ATTTTTGCATACCCAAATTTTGGACGGGATTTATTCACCCAACGAAGCCAGGGCAATCAATGACCTGGAACCCTATCCAGGCGGAGATCAGCACTACTTCCCTGGGAACATGGCGGTGATCACTGAAAAAGGGCTGACCATGCCCGGCAAGGAGACGGAATGAAATTGAACAGAACTGCAGTACAAGAAAACTCCATTGAAACCAGGCAAACCCTGGCATTTGATGCCGTGGGGAACGGTGAGGTGGAGATCTACTGCTATGGCGACATTATGGACAGCTATTGGTTCTATGACCCGGTCCATCCGCCATTGGGTTATGTCACCCAGGACGCGATGAAAGAGGCATTGGATCAGGCAGGTGGAAAACCAGTTCTGCTGCGGATCCATTCCTCAGGTGGGGACATGATGGCGGCCAGCGCGATCCGGTCCATGCTGATGTCTTACCCAGGCAAGGTAACCTGCCAGATCGACGGGTTGTGCGCCAGCGCTGCGACCTATATCGCCACTGCAGGGGCAAAGGTGCAAATGCAGGACAGCGCCTTTTTCATGATTCACGATCCCTGGACGATCACGATCGGAAATGTGGATGATCACAGGGTGACGATCAGCATGCTAAAAGAGCTGAAAAAAGGGATCGTTGAAGCATACATGGCAAAAAGTACGCTTGAACAATCCCAGATCGAAAAAATGATGGCAGATGAGACCTGGATGAGCGCACAGACTGCGCTTGAGAACGGGTTTGTGGATGAGATCATCAGCCAGCCGGCATCCGCAAGAGCGGCATTAATGGCAAAGGATTCCCTGCCAGTGATGAACAATGCTTTGAAAGGATACCGTGAAGTTCCAACAGCTGTTCAGGAAATGATGCAAAAAGGATTGAATGTTACGGAGGAACCGGCAACCAGCGTGCTGGAAGATACCTCCGATACAGAGCCCGACCAGGGCAAAATAGAACGCGAGAGAGCCGTCCAGGCACTGCGCGAAAAATCTAAAAACCTCAAGGAGATGAGAGTATGACCACATTCAAGAGTGCTTACGACCTGGCTCAAAAAAGGATTCAGGTTGTAAACGAAAAAGCCCAGGAGATTGAAACCCTGCTGGGCGGCACCGAGGAAGACGTCACGACTGCTCTGGCTCTTGAGCCCGCGCTGGACGAGGCTCAAGCCGAAGCACAAAAGGCGGTCGACCTTTACAACAAACTGACCAAGGCGGGCGAGTTCGCAGATAGCGCGGCTGGTTTGTTTGTGCCTGTATCCGAGGCAGCCGCAGAAGTTGGCGCTGTCAAAACCACCATGACCCGCGAAGCATTCGACGGGATGAATTACAGTGACAAGATCGCGTTTTTGGGACGCGGTGGCAAAGTCACTGAAGAAAAGGAGTAGAAAATGCCTGATTCTTTAGCAAGTTTGTTCCCCACCCTCTATGCGGGCATCGCGGAGTTTCCGCGGCGCCAGTTTGGGATGATCCGCGCTGTCCAGGTGGATGGCCAGCTCTCCCGAGCCGCAAAGGGTCAAAGCGTGGTCTGGGATGTACCTCAGGTGAGCGGTGCAGTTGACATCGAGCCTGCTGCAACCCTGCCCGCACCCAGTGCTGACGTGGCAAAATCGCTCACCTACACAATGGCACACCGAAAGGGTGTGCGCATTGCGGTGACCGGTGAAGCTTCAGAAGCAATTGGCGATGCCGCTATGGCAATCCGCCGACAAAACCAGTATCTGCAGGCATTCGACAAGCTGGCAGCCGGGATCGAAAGTTACCTGGCAGGCGTAGCGATTCTGAATGCCAGCCGTGCTTTTGGTACAGCTGACACTGTGCCTTTCACCGCATCTTCCACCAACCTGGAGTACTTCGCAAAACTGTGGGGTATCCTGGCGAAGAATGACCGGTCCAATGGCGAGCTCTCCCTGGTGCTGAACACAGCGACTGCGGAGGCGATGCGTGCCTACATGGGCATGCTGTACAAAGCCAACGAAGCTGGTGACGATGAGATGATGAAGAACGGATACCGCACGCGGGTCCAGGGCTTCAACGTCTTTGAGAGCAATCAAATCACTCAGCACACCAAAGGAACCGGTGCAAATTATGTATTGAACGGAGCCCATGCCGCTGGTGCAACAGAAATCACAGTCAAAACCGGCACAGGAACCATCCTGGCAGGCGATGTGATCTCGATCGCAGATGAGCCTTCTGGTTCGAAGTACGTCGTCGTTGAGGGAATCACAGCTCCAGGAACTCTCAAGATCGGTGCTCCTGGTTTGCTGGGAGCTGCTGCGGATGGCAAGGCGGTCAGCATCCACCAGTACACCCCCAACCTGGCTTTTAATCAGTCAGCTCTCGGTTTAGGCTGCCGCCTGCCCGAAATCCCCAAAGAGGGTGACGCCGCGATCGACGCTACCAGCATCCGTGATCCCTACACCGGATTGGTGTTTGAGGTCCGCCGATATGCGGAGTACCGCCAGATCGTGGACGAAATCTCGATCATGTACGGCGCGATCGTTTTAGACCCAGAGGCGATTGCCATTGGGTTGAGCTAAGGCTGTCATGGCTGAGGTGCAGTTTATACCCGTGACCAAGGATGGATATCGCATGGATGTCCATCCTGACGCCCTGGAAGCCTATCTCAAGACTGGATGGGTGGTCATGAATACGAAGGAACAGACGGGAGGTGGTCCAACTCTGAAGGACACCACCGCCGAGTCTGGCCAAAAGAAAGCGGCCAAAAAGGCTGAGGTGAAATGAGATGAGCATCCTGACCCCGACTGAAGCAGCAACTGTTTTGCGCTGCGAAACTGACGATCAGAATATGCTGGATCTGCTGGACCAGGTGGACGCGTACATTGAAAACGCGACCGGGTGGTTGTGGAGCCAGGATGCAGTGATCAACACGACTGCCAAGTCAGCAGCCAGGATGCTTTTGGTGCAATGGTATGAGAACCCAGGTCAGCTGGGATCAGAATCGGTACTGAGCTTTGGTCTGAACGCAGTTTTACTACAGCTAAAAGCTGAAGCAGTACGACTGACAGAGTTATCGGAGCTGACTACATGAAGATTGGCAATGTAATCACCAACCCAGGCGAGCTGCGAACAAAAATCGAGCTGGAGGAAAGAAAGTACCAGGAAGATGCCGGCGGATTCAAGCAGCTTGTAGTTGGCCAAAAGAAAACTGTGTGGTGCCGATGGATCAACGCTCACGGCGACGAAGCCTGGCAGGCTGACGCGGCAGGAGCCAGTAAGGCGGCAACCCTGCTAATGCGTTATGTGCCCGGACTGGATGAAACCTGGCGCGTACTTTACGGGAACCAGACCTGGGAGATCCGCTCGATTGATAACATCCGGGAACGGAATGAATGGCTGGAGCTGAAGGTCAGCAGGACCGGAGTTGGATGAAAGCGACCCTAACAATAGCAATGAAGGCTGTGCTTGAGAAAGAACTTGGAGAATTGGAATGACGATCTGGCAGAAGGTCAAAGGTGCCCTTGCCGGGTTGGAAATCAAAGCAGCCAACAACCGGCTGATCCTAAAAACTGGTGATTCATGGCCAGATCAGTACATAACCTTCCAGGTGATCTCTGGCGGTCCGGAAGAGCATATTGACGATCACGAAACAGCCCGGAGCTACCTGGTGCAGCTGAATTTATGGTCACGAAGTGGATTTGAAAGTTTCCCCGATGTGGAAACAGCCATGCTGGCAGCCGGGTTTTTCTTCCAGGCTGAAAGGGACATGGACTACAACGAAAAAACAGGCCATTATGGCCAAAGCAAGGATTTCCTCTATTACGAGGAGAAGGAGTAACAATGACAATCGGATCAGGAGAGTATAAGAGCCAGATCGGGCTCGACAAACTGTATTACGCGCCGATCACAGCGGACGATGCCAGCGCTTACACACCAGGCACGCCAATAGTGCTTGCCCCGGCAGCCAGCGCAAAGCTGAGCACGACCAAAAGCATCAACACACAGTACGCGGATGATGGTGTCTTTGACACATCAACCGCTGAAGGCGAAACCAAGATCGAAATCGAGGTTACAAACCTGCCACTGGCGACCATCGCCGCATTGACCGGAAGGACGTTGAACGCAACCAACGGAATGCTGATCGAAGGCAGTGCTGCCAACGCGCCGGATTTTGCGCTTAGCTTCAGGAGCAAAAAATCGAACGGGAAGTATTTGTACATCCAGTACCTGAAGGGTAAGTTTGAGATCGGGGATGCTGAATTTCAAACCTTGGAAGCCAACCCGGCACCCAAGCTGGCAAAACTGACCTACACCGCGATCGCAACGATCTACAAGTTCACGACCAAGACGGGCGTGACTGAATCGGTCAAGGTCACGAAGGTGGACGAGGATGTAGCGGCATCGGCTGCACTGGTAGCTGGCTGGTTCACCCAGGTCAATGTGCCGGCAACCCCGGTGTAAAGTGCTAACGAAACAGGATCCACCCCCTTTATCCCCCTCCCCGGAGGGGGTGAGGAGAAGACAATCCCCGGAGGGGGTGGGACGCAAGCAGTCCCCGGAGGGGGTGGGACGCAAGCAGTCCCCAGAGGGGGTGGGACGCAAGCAGTCCCCAGAGGGGTGGGACGCAAGCAGCCCCAGGATGGGGTAGCGCAGGAACGGTTGCGAACCGTCCCCATACGATAATCAAATGAGGAGAAATTATGACGAAGTTTGCGATTGAAATAGTTTTGTACAACGAAGACGGTGAACCAAAAACAACCTGCCGGCAGAGTTTTGTGCCCTTCCGTCTGCTTAAAGAGGCGGTCAAGATCCAAAGCTATTTGGAGAATCTACAGGACCCGAAAAACTTGAGCCAAGAAACGATCGACAACCTGGGAGATTTCGTGGTGGCGTTCTTCGGCAACAAGTTCAGCCGGGAAGAGCTGATGGACGGCGCCGAGCTCTCGGATGTGGTAACAGTGATCCAGCAGATCGTTGCCAAACTCAACGGTGACGAAAACCCTACCCCACCTCCGGCGGAATAGAGCCGGAGGATGACAGGGGCATGCTGGAAGTTCTGCTGGATATGCAGCTGACACTGATCAAAGTGTTTGGTTGGTCCCTGGTAGACATTGACCGGACAGATGCAGTGAGCCTGTTTGATCTGATAAGGCATATCGGCAAAAGTCAGGCACCGAAGACAGTTTTTGCCGATGAAGTGGAGTGGTAATGCATGTTGAATTTGATATGTCCGTTTTGTCAGATATGGCCAGAGAGCTGGAGCTCCAGGCAGAAGAGCTGGACAAAAATCTTAAAGTTGCCATTAAAGAAGGAGCAAAAGTAGCTCAACAAGGGATGAAACGACGCGTGCCAAAAGACACTCATAATCTCGAAAAAAACATCCATATCGACATAGCCAAGATCGAAAGTGGAAGTATCACAATTGAAGTTGGGTTGATGAGAAAAGGCACGTATAAAGTTGACGATGACACCGCGAGGTACGGGAATGTACTGGAATATGGCACACATGATCAACAAGCAAGATCATATATCCGGGCAACCATGTTGGAAGACCAAGATAAAATTTTTCAAGCCGTTTTCGATAGCCTCAAAAGTCAAAACGTTTTAGGAATGTCAGAGGATTCTGGTTAGGAGAGAAATGGGCAACGCAGCATCAGGAACATTGAAATTAGATGCAAGCAAGTTCACTGAGAGCTTAGCTCGCGCAACCGCTGAAATGAAGAAACTTGAATCAGGTTTCGATGCCAGTGTTTCAGGTATGGGAGATTGGAAAGAATCATCTGAAGGTCTGGAAAGTAGATTACAGTCTCTCGGGCAGATGATAGCAGTTCAAAAAGAAAAAGCCAGAGTCCTTAAAGAGGAATATGAGAGAGTAGCAGAAGCCGAAGGTGAAAATTCTATCCAAGCTTTGAAATTAGAGACTCAATATAATAAGGCTCAAGCATCGGTTGGAAAATACTCAAAAGAACTGGAAGATACCGAAAAAGCCCTGGGAGAAATGGGGGATGAATCGGGGAAGACCGGAAAAGAGGTCGATAAGGTCGGCGAATCCTCGAAAAAGTCGGAAAAAGAGGCGAAGAAATTTGGCGACACCCTGAAGGATCTTGGCAAGGGGGTCGGAAACACCCTGGCAGGAGTTGGCAAAGCTGTTGCTGCAGTTGGAGCTGCCTCAGTGGGAGCTGTGACAGGACTGACGGCGATGGTGATGAAATCCGCGGACGTTGCCGGCGGATTGGTGGATCTGTCAGCACAAACAGGTTTGACCATCACGCAGATCCAGGAGCTGGACTACGCGGGGACCCTGTTGGGTCTGGATGTAGAAACGATCACAAAGAGTATGGCGAAATTTACGAACGTGATCGAAGGGGCTAATAGCGGGGTTGGACCGATGGCAGAAGATATGGCGACCCTGGGGGTGTCAGTGACAGACAGCAATGGCGCATTGCGGGATTCCAACGATGTTTACTTTGAAGCCTTGAATGCCCTGGGACAGCTCGAGAACGAAACACAAAAAGAAATTATCGCACAGAATTTATTTGGGAAGAGTTACCAGGAACTGATCCCGTTAATCAACACATCGGCTGAAGAAATGGATGCCTTGAAAGCAGAAGCTCACGCGATGGGTGCTGTGATGGAAGAGGATGCCGTGAATGGGCTGGAAAGCTTTGGCGATGAACTCGAATCACTCAAGATGGGCGCAAAGGGGATGATGGGGACGATCTCGGCGGCGATGCTGCCAACCTTCCAGGGAATGACCGGTATGGCAAAAGGTTGGATGGGACAACTTGCCGGAATACTGTCTGGGGCTGACGGAGATATGTCTAAAATTGGACCGCAGCTAGGAGAGCTTTTAGGAACAATATTTACGGATCTGGCTGGAAAAGCGCCCGGGATGGTAGAGCTTGGGCTGGGGCTGATCCAAGGTTTGCTGATAGCGCTGCTTGCGGCGATGCCAAACTTGATCCCTGCGGCGATCGGGATCGTGACGACGTTGATCGATGGGATATCTTCAATGGCAGTGCAACTGCTGGAGGCGGCGCCTGAGCTGATCATGCAGTTAGTGAACGGACTGGCAGACGCGCTGCCTGATGTTGTGAAATCCGGCACTGATGTGGTTTTATCGCTGGTTGCGGGCATTGGGCAGCTCCTGCCGGAACTGATCCCGGCAGCCGTTGAAATGATTGTGACGATCATTACGGGGATTGCAGACGCGATGCCGGAGCTGATGACGATGATCGCGAATATCATCCCGGAAGTGGTGATCACGCTGATTGAGAATTTGCCATTGTTGATAGGAGCTTCCCTGAAGATGATTGTGGCTTTGGTGGATGGTCTGGTGCAGGCGCTGCCGGTTTTGATTGGATATACACCGGAGATCATTATCGCGATTGTTGGCGCTCTGGTAGCAGCACTGCCGATGATCATCAATTCCGGAAAGAGGATCATTGAGAGCCTGATCAATGGAATCAAAGGATTATTTCCAGCTTTGCGGGGAAGTGGATCAGACTCGATAAAGAATGTCGTTGATGGTATAGGAACATGGCTAAGCACGATGAGCTCAAAGGGTCGGGAGCTTATGACCAAATTGATTGATGGGCTCAAAGGATCCTTCAGTAATCTTGTACAGCTGGGGAAAGATATCGTTGATGGTATCTGGGAGGGCATCAAAAATGCCTGGGGAAACCTGGTAAGCGGGTTTACGGATCTTCTAAGTGGGCTGTTTAATTCAGGACAAAATGAAATCGATGCGCATTCACCTTCCAGAGTATGGGCTAAGGGAATTGGGGCTCCAATGGCAGAAGGAATTGGGGTTGGATTCCTGCGAGGAATGGGAGCGGTGGAGAACCAGATGAAGTGGGCAATCAACGGATTGATCCCGGCGATGGGAGTGATCAGCGGAGATAACGTATCAATCGGATTCAACGGACAGACAAAGGCAAACGAAAGAGCGTTAGGTCCGGTCTCGATCCGGGTGGAATCGCCGCAGCCGCTGGATTATGAGCTGATCGCGCAGCTGGTGGCGAGAAAAATCAATGGGAGTTTCGCATGATCGAACTTAATCTGATCTCCGGATCAACCACAATCGCATTGAATGACAGAACGTCACGTTTTTTGCACAGCGGGTATTTTCCGCAGGTAAAAGTTGGCAGCGGGAGGGTAACGGAGACCGTCAAGCTGCAAGCGAGGGGAGACCTGGGCACGATCGTGCAGGGGTTGAATCGGATCTTTGAAAAAGCGCGTTCGGAGAATTTCAGCGCGGACAAAGTGTATCTGCAGTGCAAGCTGAGCGAAAGCGCGGCAATGCGCAGATCCCGGATCTACAACGGAGCTGTAAACCTGACGAACGCAGTAGGGTCTGAGATCAAAAAGGGCAGGGTAACGCTGGAGATATCGTGGGAACGGGATCCTTTCTGGGAAGGGGAGGAAGTGAGCGTGCCATTGAGCAACGGGAATGGCACCCAGGTTACGACGCCGCTGCCGGTTTTCAACACCAACGACAAAGTTGGAACGGCGCCGGCTACGCGGGTAAATCACGCGGATATCTTAGCGGATGTTATCGTTGGAGATCTGCCGAGCCCGGCAAAGATCAAAGTGCTAAACGCCTGTATATCAACAATGGGGCACTTGTGGGTGGGGATGAACAACACCCGCCATATTCTGCCAGAATTCAGAAGCGTGACATACTGGCAGCTGGAGGCAGAAAGTGCTGTGGGAGTAACGCCGACAGCCTCGAGTGTCGCCAGCGGCGGTTATTTTGTGCAAGGAACGCTGAATTACGGGGTTGAAAAACGTCATTTTGAAATGGAATGTGAGCGACGTGCTGATCGGCCTGATCAGGGGTCAGCGGCTGCGGATGCTATTGCGACCGTTCTACACAGGCGCGTATTCGGTGTTCAAATACAAGCTCAAGATCAAGCATGGAGTATCCACTCTGTTTGAAACGGATTGGATCCGGGAGAGCGCAGAATATGCCAGATCGTGGCTGGAGATGTTTGATTTTCGAATGCCGCCTTGGTTGGAAGGACAGCAACTGCTGAGCGGCTTGCAGCTGGAACTCTGGGCGACACCGACCCGATCCGGAACGTGGACTTGGGCATTTGACGACGTGATGGTAATCCCGCAGGATGGCTTTCTGACATTGGACACGGTTGTTCCGACCAACGGGTTTGTGATGCTGGATGGAATTGAAGGGCAGAACTGGGCACAGGGAACGGATGGGCTGAAATATGGGTTGCGAAAGTGTGTCGGCAGCCTGTTCTGGCTGAAGCCGGGAGAGTTCCATCGGCTGTTTTTCCTTTGGCACGGGAACATCATGGATGACGCTGACATTGAGGCTGAAATGAGAGTCCAGATCAGCTACAGACCAAGGTATTCGAGCTTATGAAAGTGCGATTTGTTCAGCGGAACATGATCACCGAGCAGGTGCTGCCGGCCGGGCTGACGGTGAGCGTGAAGGAGTACACGCGGCATGTCTACGGCGGACCCAAGAGCTGCGAGTTGGAAGTCAGCGGCCCTGAAAATATGTTGATTGAACTGAGCAACTGGCTGAGAGACCGGATCGAGATCTTTGACGACCAGGGCAACCCGGTATGGTGGGGATTGGTGAGCCGGGTTGAGATCCCGAGAGGAGAGGTGACCATCAGCGCGGATCTCGAAGAGATGGCAAACGCGGTAGCTGTGGCATATACGCTGACGAACACCGAAGGGGAGGCAACGGGGGTGAGGATGACCACGCCCTGGTATGAAGACGTTGAATCGATCCAACAGTACGGCAGGAAAGAACTGCTGCTCTCCGCGAGTGAGATCAACGCGATGCAGGCGGACGCCCTGGCACGGAGAAAGCTGCAAGAAGGGGCGTTTCCGAGGGTGTCAGCTGTGACAGGGTCCAGCCCGAATGTGGCGAAGTTGTCCGGGATCGGGGAATGGGAAACGTTGGGTTGGCAGTACGCGAACGTGCCTACCAAACTGGC